ACGCCTGGGTTGAATAAAAATAAAAAAAAATAATTTTATTACTTGACTATCTTATCTAGATGGGATATAAATAAAACATGTTTAATTTAACAACTAACAAAGGGGAAAACATGAAAACAAAAGAAATAAAAAACTACAAAATGAATGACAGCGTTTATAAGTTAAGACGTAAAGTTATAAACATTTTATATGAAGCGCGTGACAGAGGCATTAACTTACCGCGTGTAAATGTTCGAATCGGTGAATCTGCTCATGAATATAAAAACGTTTTAGGCGTGGGCGGAGGTCATAACATCTGGATCACTGAAAAAGCAATAGACAGAGGTTATCAGTACTTATTACATGTAGTACTACATGAACTAGGTCACTCTGTTTATAACTTACCTCATGATAAAAAATGTAAGTTAATGGCGCCTACATTAAGTAAACCGTGTGAGGTTGAACAAGCGTGGCAAATCTTTAAGCGTTATGATTATAATAACTTTATAATTAACGTTAAGAACTCTATTAAAAGAATAGGCGCGCAATAGTTTCCCCTGCCCAGGCCTAACGGCCTGGGCTACCCGTAGAGGTACCAATCAAAAACCAAAAACGAAAAGTTTTTATTTTTTATTTTTTTAGGATTTTTTTTTAAACATTCTTAATAATTAGCTTTAGGTTTGTAGCATACATAGAAGTAGTACCTGGCTGTAGAATACAGGGGTTTATTTTTAGGGGACCCGGGTGTATATTGAATCTAGATGACTAAAGCAGAATTATTGACCACCGATCAATTACGAGAGAGGCTCGAAAAAGTGTGGCTTCAACATATAAAATTATGTCAGGATAACTTCTTATATTTTGTAAAGAATGTTTGGCCAGACTTCATATGTCGTACTGATAAAGATCCTGATAAGTGGGGCCATCATCAACATATTGCTCATGAGTTTACAAAAATATCTAAAAACAAAAAAGGAAGGCTCATTGTAAATATGCCTCCTAGGCATACTAAATCTGAATTTGCTTCAATCTATTTTCCTGCTTGGATGATAGGGAAGTTTCCTAAGATGAAAATTATGCAGGTGTCACACAACGCAGAACTTTCTGGAAGGTTCGGTGCGAAGGTAAGAAATTTAATTGACAGTGCAGAGTATAAACAAATCTTTGGAGATGTTAGACTACGAGAAGATAGTAAAGCTAAGGGACGTTGGGAGACCAATCAAGGTGGGGAATACTTTGCAGCGGGGGTAGGCGGTTCAATCACTGGACGAGGGGCGGACTTACTTATTATCGATGACCCACATACTGAACAAGACTCAATGTCTGATTCAGCAATGGAGAGAACTTTTGACTGGTACTTGTCTGGACCAAGACAACGTTTACAACCAGGAGGCTCAATTGTTCTTGTAATGACAAGATGGGCTCAAGATGATTTAACAGGTCGATTAATAAAATCACAAAATGAACCTAAGGCAGATAAGTGGGAAACAATTTCTTTCCCAGCCATTTTAGGCGAGGGCGAAGATTCGAGACCCGTGTGGCCTGAGTATTGGTCTCTAGAGGAACTGGAAAAGGTTAAAGCGTCTATATCCATTAGAAACTGGTCTGCTCAATATATGCAAAATCCAACTTCAGAAGAAGGAGCGATTTTAAAACGAGAATGGTGGCAACCATGGACAGGGGACTTTCCAATTTTAAAACATGTTATTCAAAGTTATGATACAGCGTTCAGTAAAAAAGAAACTGCCGACTACTCAGCTATTACTACGTGGGGAATATTCACGCCTCACGAATCAGGGCCAGATGCAATTATGTTACTGGATGCCATTAAAGGTAAATATGATTTTCCAGAATTAAAAATGGTAGCGCTTGATCAATATAAATACTGGAATCCAGAGACCGTGATCATTGAGGCTAAAGCCAGTGGTCAAAGTTTATTACAAGAATTTAGAAGAATGGGGATACCGGTGATGGATTACACACCAGGACGAGGCCAGGACAAACACTCACGGGTCAACGCCACTGCACCTATTTTCGAAAGTGGGCAAGTATATTATCCTCGAGATGAACATTGGGCTCAAGAAGTTATTGAGGAATGTGCAGCATTCCCTCATGGCGAACATGACGATTATGTAGACAGTACGACACAAGCTATGTTAAGATATCGGCAAGGTTCTTTTATAACTACTTATGCTGACGAGGATGAGATGGAAAGTTATAGAGAACGTAAATACGTATATTATTAGGAGATTAAGACATGTCAAAAAAATCAAGAAGACGAAATAAGATATTAGGAGCTTTAGCTCTTGGTATCGGTGCATCTAAATTAGGGATGCTAGGTGGTAAAACTGCTGCAGGTATTGCAGGAGATAAAATGGCTACAGCTAGAAAAGCAATGACTTCAGATGTAGCTATGAGAGGTAAAACTCCAAAATTACCAATTGCTAAACCAGATATAGTTAAAAAAGTTCCAGGTAAAATTGTAGAGAAAGATGTTTTACAAAGTGGGCCTTTTAAAATGTTTGGTGTTAAAACAGATAATAAATTTTCACAATCTAGTATTGATAAATTTAAAGCAGCAAACAAAGCAGCAGAGGAAAGAAGAAAAAATATGGGTGCTGGTATGAAAAAAGTTTCAGAAGGACCATCACTATTTGGTTTTAGATTCGAAAAACCCTTGTTTAAATCTGGTGGATCTGTTATGGCTAAATGCAAATTAGGTAGAAATAAGAAAACTAAAATTTATTAATGGCTGAAATCGATAAAGCAATTGAGACGGAGCTTGAGACTCCTGAGACAGAAGAAGTAGATATCGAGTTAGAAGAAACGACTGAAGACGGTCCAGTAAAACTGGATGACGCTATGTCTGAACAAGAAGACTTCTACAAGAATCTTGCGGAAGATATGTCTGATGATGTTCTACAAAGAATGTCGAATGAATTGCTTGACGATTATAAAAAGGATAGAATCTCACGTAAGGATTGGGAAACATCTTATACAAATAATTTAGATCTCCTAGGTATTAAACATACAGAGATGACGAGACCGTTTAAAGGTTCGGCATCCGTGACCCATCCACTTTTATCCGAGGCTGTTACACAATTCCAAGCACAGGCGTATAAAGAATTACTCCCGTCTCAAGGACCCGTAAGAACTAGAGTTCTTGGAATGGAAGATTCTCAAAAGATAGATCAAGCACAAAGAGTTCAAGACTTTATGAACTACATGATCACTGAAGAGATGGAAGAGTATACTCCAGAGTTTGATCAGTTATTATTTTATTTAGCGCTTGCAGGCTCTGCATTCAAAAAAGTTTACTATGATGAAGTGATGCAAAGAGCAGTATCTAAATTTATACCTGCAGAAGATTTAGTTGTACCGTATTATGCAACCGACTTAATGGATTGTGAAAGAATTACTCATGTATTGAAAATGGGTGAGAATGAAATTCTTAAAAAACAACAAGCAGGATTTTATAGAGATGTTGAATTAAAACCGACTTCTAAAGGACCATCAGAAATAGAAAAGAAATATCAAGAATTAGAAGGAGTAACGCCTTCAACAGATAAACAATATTCTTATCAAATATTAGAAATGCATGTCGATTTAAATTTAGAAGAATTTGAAATGCAAAATTCAGAAAAACAAGTCAAAATTCCATATATTGTAACGATTGATGAAGGAAGTGGAGAAGTTTTATCTATCTATCGTAACTACGATATGATGGATGAGACCAAAAAAAGAAAAGAATATTTTGTACATTTTAAATTTTTACCAGGATTAGGTTTTTATGGCTTTGGTTTAACTCACATGATTGGTGGATTAAGCAGAACAGCTACACAATCTTTAAGACAATTGCTTGATGCAGGAACATTATCGAATTTACCTGCAGGATTTAAGTCTAGAGGTATAAGAATTAGAGATGATGACCAACCATTTCAGCCAGGAGAGTTTAGAGATGTCGATGCACCTGGTGGAAATATCAAAGATCAGTTCCAAATTTTACCATTTAAAGAACCATCAGCTACATTATACCAATTAATGGGCTTTGTTGTACAAGCAGGACAGAAATTTGCAGCGATTACCAACATGGATACCGGTAATGACATGCAAAATAGAGCTGTAGGTACGACTGTTTCGCTATTAGAACGTGGTTCGAGAGTCATGAGCGCTATTCACAAGCGATGTTACTACTCAATGAGAAGAGAATTTAGACTTTTAGCCAAAGTTTTTGGCACATACTTACCACCAATCTACCCATATTCAGTATATGGCGCAGATCAAGCAGTAAAACAAACTGATTTTGACGATAGAGTTGATGTAATTCCAGTTGCAGACCCAAATATCATGAGTATGGCGCAAAGAGTAACGTTAGCTAATGAGAATTTGAAGATTGCAATGTCAAATCCGATGATGCACAACTTAAGAGAAGCATATCGAAGAGTATATGAAGCATTGGGGACTCAAGATATTGATCAATTGCTAATTCCACAAGAAAGACCAATGCCAAAAGACCCTGCAACCGAGAATATGGAAGCGATTATGCAAAAACCACTAAAAGCTTTCCCAACTCAAGACCATCAAGCACATATTGCAGCGCATAGAGCATTTATGTCTACACGAATGGTGCAGATTAACCCACAAGTTTATGCAGCACTACAATCTCACATCTCTGAGCACGTTTCTATGTTAGCTCAAGGTGAAGTAGGTGCTCAAATACAAAATGATCCTATGATGCAACAAATGTTACAGTCTGATCCTGAAGGAGCAGAGATAAAAATAGCATCTATGATAGCAAACAGAGTTGCTCAATTAACAATGGAGCTTGCACAATCTGAAGCTATGGGTCAACAACAAGATCCACTAGTTGCATTGAAACAAAGAGAACTAGATTTAAGAGCAATGGATTTACAACGTAAGTCTGAAGAGAGTATGATGAATATGGAAATAAAAGAAAATGAAATTGAAGAGAAATTAGATTTAGAGAAGATGAAATTAGAAAACAATGAAGACCAAGCAGCTGAAAGAATTAGAGTTGCTGAAGAAAAACTAGAAATAGCAAGAGCTAAAAATAGAGGAGCTAAAAAATAATGCCACTTACTGCTAAAGGTAAAAAATTAAAGAAAAAATTTAAAGAACAATATGGCAAGAAAAAGGGTGAGCAAGTTTTTTATGCCATGGAGAATTCTGGTAAGCTTAAAAAAGTAATTAAGCGTGTAGGCGGTGGTGCCGATATGGGTAAAGATAAAGGAACAGAAACAGGAAGGCCTGGTAGAAGTGATAGAGACATTGCAAATAGAATGGCACAAACTAAACAAGCAGCCATAAATAAAAATAAAAGTTTTAAAGACACTGGAAATAAACAAGTAACTACTAATAAACCAAAAACTATTACACAAACTTTATTTACTCCAACTCCGTTCATGACTGTAAATCTTTTAAAGAATTTAGTTGTGGATCCATTAGATACAAAAATTAAAACTCAAAAAGCTAAAGGAGAAACTTTATTTGGTAAACCTACAGGTTTACCTGCAACAAGAGATTACTATAAAACTACAGGAAAAACTTTAGATGTTAAGAGTCCTGAAGGAAAAAACTATATGAAAGATGCAGGTTTAATAAAACCTGTTCAACCCCCAAAGGTAGATACGAAAGGTGGTTTAAATTTATGTCCTGACGGAAGTTTACCCCCTTGTGTTAAACCTGCCGTAACAAAGGCTCCAACAACTACGGGGTCTTCTTCAAGTAGTTCAAGTTTTTTAAAAGATTTTATTTTTTATCCGTTAAAAAGTGGTGGAGTATCTTCGGGTCCCCCACCTAAAAGAGGACCTAATCCACAAGTACCTCCAGTAAAACTTTCTAGAGGGGGTGGAGCTGCAATAAGAGGAACAAAATTTAAAGGAGTATTTTAATGTTTCCTTGGAGTTTAATTGGTACAGCATTAAAGACTGGTGCAGAGATTTATAAGAATAAAAAGAAATCTGAAATCATTATGTCTGAAGCACAAATCGTCCATGCTGAAAAGATGAAACGAGGAGAGATTGAGTACACCGGTCAGATTGCTAAAAATCAAAAAGGAGACTGGAAGGACGAATTTATTTTATTAGTGCTCTCAAGTCCTTTGTTTTTGCTTGCATATTCTGTTTTTGCAGAAGATGAAGAGATTGGTCAAAAATTAGATTTATATTTTGAAAAATTACAAACAATGCCGTGGTGGATAATTTCACTTTGGGTAGCCGTAGTGGGAGCTGTGTACGGAATTAAGGCTACTGAACTAAAACATCTAGGTGGTAAAAAATAATGTTTAAGTGGATCAAAAATTTATTTATTAGAAAACCTAAAAAAGATCCTCATTTAGAATTATATGAAGATATAGATTATTCTAAATTAACCAAAGGTGACCTTAAAAAATTAAAAGCAGGTGGTAAAATAAAATCTATTTACAAACCATACATTTAATTGTAGAAACCTTCTATGGTTAATAAAGTATATTACGCAAACGCAGTTTACGATCAAAAAGAAATAAAAGCAGTCAATAAAGTTTTAAAAAATCATTTAACTTTGATGGATGGTCCGTTGGTTAAAGAATTTGAAACTAAAGTAGCAAAAATTTTTGGAAAAAAATATGGTGTGATGGTTAACTCTGGTTCATCCGCTAACCTAATCGCACTAGCATCGTTAGATTTACCAAAAGGTGGTGAAGTTATTACACCGGCATTAACGTTTGCAACAACGGTTGCACCTATTTATCAGTGTGGATTAATACCTCATTTTGTAGATGTTGAGCATGCTGAATTTATTTGTAATCTACAACATATTGCAACTGCTTTAACCAGCAAAACAGTCGCAATTATGGTTCCGAACTTATTAGGAAATGTTTGTAATTGGGAAAGAATTTATGATTTTGCAAAACAACATAGATTAAAAGTTATTGAAGACTGTGCAGATACAATTGGATATAAGTATTATGACAGTAAAGATGGTACAACAGGTAAATACAATGATTTAGTGACTACAAGTTTTTATGCGTCACATATTATAACTGCTGCAGGTTTAGGTGGTATGGTTTGTACCAATGATAAAAAATTAGTTGGAAAATTAAAATTACTTAGAGGTTGGGGACGATCATCAGCTGTATTTAATGAATCAGAAGCAATAGAAAGAAGATTCAATACTAAAGTTGATGGTATTGATTATGATTCTAAATTTATATTTACAGATATTGGTTATAACTTTTTACCATCAGAAATATCTGCAGCGTTTGGTTTAGAACAATTAAAAAAACTACCTAAGTATAAAAAAATAAGACAAAAAAACTTTGAAGCATTAAGAGATTTCTTTATGCCTTACTGTGAAATGCGATGGGTAAGAAGAGTAGGTTGGGGAACTCATGCAGATACACCGTGGTTAGCCTATCCGTTAGTATTAGACAATCATGCACCCTTTACTAGAAAACAAATGCAAATTCATTTTGAAAAAAATGGTGTACAGGTTAGAACTATTTTTACTGGTAATATTACTAGACAACCTGTTATGAAAAATATGAAATGGAAAGGGAATAAAGAATTTCCAGTAGCAGATGATGTTATGAAAAATGGTATGTTAATTGGTGCACATCAAGGTATGGGTGATAAAGAAATTAATCGTATCAAAGAAGTATTTACATCACTTGCAAAAAAATACAAATAATGGTTAAAATTTGGACACACATAGCCTGGGATCACACTGGCCAAAAAGATTTAGGTAAAGCTTATAACGCTTGTTTAAATGAACATTCCGATGAAGATTGGGTTGCGTTTTTAGATCATGATGCAATTTTTACGACTGATGATTGGTATTTACAACTTCAAGAAATTATAAAAAATAATCCTAATTGCAAAGGAATATGTTCAAGAGTTAATAGAATGAATACATTAGAACAAATGGTAGTTGGTATAGATCCATATAACTTCGATTATAGTTATCACAGAAATTTAGGAAAATTTTTAGCAAATAAACATAAAAATGAATCTAAAATTATAAAAAATAAAAACCACATGTCTGGTGTATTTTTTGCTGTTAATATTGGTGTAATGAAAAAACTTGGAGGCTGCGCTGAAACAGGACAACAGTTAGGTGTAGATAATTTAACACAAGCTAAAATTATTGAAGCTGGTTATGAGTTTAGAGTTGCGAATGGCATATATGTTTTTCATTGGTATCGAGCAGATAAACCCTATGAACACTCAAAAAATACTTTACAACAATTAGAAGCTGCTCATTATAATTCAATTAGATTAACATAATGTTAGATCCATATACTTCAGATAAAATTAAAAATGTAATTAAGAGACAAGTCGAAGACACTAAGTCTCATATTTGCTATGGGGTTGATTCCATAGAGAATTTGCAGTATGCTAGGGGCAGACTCAGCGCACTTGAAGCGCTGCTTCAGGATATTAAAAACCTGCAAAAGGAGGATAACGATGGCAACACTGATTAAACCAGATCTTACAACTTTCGGTAAAAACGAAAAA